CGTACCGGAGAGACGAGCGGGTGGCCGCACGGCCAGAGGCACAGGGACACGGGTTGGGATGAAGACACCGATCTGTTGGCAGGGGGGAAGCGGGCAACAGCTCGCGTCGCCTACCTGACAGAAGCGGCAGAAATCGAAACCCAGGCCCGCGCTCAAACGCTGGCGCACCACGAGGCAAACGCAAAGGCCGCAGGCTTAGATGTTTTTGAGCACCTCTTACGACACAGCCACGGCTTGGACCGAGAGAAGTGGTCGGAGTATCTGGATAGGCTGCGCACACCACGGACACCGCTGGACATGGCGCGCTCCGCAGCCGACCACCTGGCGCTCGGTCGCTTGGAGCTCGGTTGGCTTTTCGGCAACGACGACCCGCGTGCGCTGGTGCGTTTGTCCATGAGTGACGTGTACGAAGAGGTAGACAGACGTCTTTTAGAGGATATCGACGATCTAGGGGATCCGGAACGCGTGGGCGGGTACTGGCGACTGGAAGGCGGCGATATCCAGGGAGCGGGGACGGGACGCCCGGGTCCTTTGCAGCACCAATACCCCGAAAGGTATGTTTTCCAGGGGCAGCAAATGCGTGAAATGCTGCTACGGGCGTTTCCGCAAGGCCCTACAATCATTCGCGGACGGGGGGTGCTCGATGACGTCACGACGTGAGTGGGAGATCGGCCTGGCGGTAGCGCGAGCCATGGCCGCGACGCCGATGCTCCAGGGACCGGACGGGGAGATCCTCGACAGCCTGGAAGATCTCCCAGATCCCGAGACGGATGAGCCAGAGGAGCCAGAGGAGCCGAGCGAATGACCCAACGTCCCCCGAAAGGATACACCCCGGTCCCCCGGTCCAAAGCAGGCGGCTACCGCAGGCGCGTGGGGGGAGCGTGGCGGTATTGGTATCCAGAGACACACGGGCCTGTCAGCGCGGCAAAGAAGCGACTCCGAGAGCTCAAGGTGGAAGCTCGCACCGGGGACTCGGAGAAAACCCAGCCGTTTGTCTACGGACAGAGCTCGCCTACGGGACGGGGGGCGCGGGTGCTGTCGCTGTTCAGCGGGATCGGAGGTCTCGACCTGGGGATCAGCCGTGCGCTCCCCGAAGCCGAGCATGTGGGGATGGTCGAACAGAACGACTTTGCGCGGGACGTGCTCGCGGCGCAGTTTCCCGGCGTGCCGCTTCACGAGGACGTGATCGACGTGGCGGCGGACCCGAGCGTCGTCATCCGGCCTAATATAGTGATCGGCGGGTTTCCATGTACTGATATATCCGCTGCGAAGCAGGGGGCGTGCGGCCTGGAGGGCGCGAGCTCGGGGCTCTACCGGCAGATGGCAGACATCGTCCGCGCTACTGATCCTGACTGGGTGGTGTATGAGAACACGCCGCAGCTGCGGTCCAGGGGACTCGAAGATCTCCTAGCAGACCACCGAGAGCTTGGATACGAACTTGCCTGGGACGGTGTCCCCGCGGAGTCGGTGGGCGCTCCGCATGAGCGGGACAGGATCTTCGTTGTTGCGCATCGACCCGGTGTCGACTTCGAGTTCACCACGCCCGAGCGGTCGGATCACTGGTCTGATCCCGGCAGGGTGCCCGTGCTCCCCGCGGGGGATCCCAAATCGAACCCCGCGCATAAAGAGCAGCTCCGCGCCGCGGGCAACGCCGTGGCACCCCAGGTCGGAGAACATATCGGCCAGCTGATCCGCCAGAGCAAGCCGGGGGAGCGGGACCTGTCGGGAGCCCAAGCCGTCGCGGTTTGGAGCGGCACCGCGTGGGTTGACCCGCAGGGCGGTCTGTTCGGGGCCGAGCCGGTGACCTCGTGGCCGCGTGCGGGCGTGATGCGTGGAGATACCGTCTACAAGGTCCCTACAGTTGCGCCGAGACGGCACGCAAGCGCGCCGTTCCCGGTAGGCCAGACGGTTTGGGTGCGAAACCCTGATCCCCGTGTCGAGCACCCAACGACGACGGCACTGACCGACTTGACGGATGCAGAGCTACAGGTGCTCCAGATGATTCGACTCGAAGGTGAGCCGTCGTATGAACATGAGCCGTTTCTCTCACGACTTGATCCCGAGACAGACGCGGAGCGTGCCGTGATGAACGCCCTAGTGTCTCGCGGCTACCTGTTGCCCGATTACTCGTTGTCATGGGTGGGTGACGCGCTCGGCGGGAATGAGGCGTCTGGAGAGGCTACCTGGCGACGGGATCGGGGGGGCGTCGGACACGAGAACCCTGGAAATGTTCTCGAATACAACGAAGCCGCAGGAATGGCAGCTGTGCAGATCGCTCATGGGAGCCGCGCCGTTGTGCCGCTAGAGTGGCTCTCGCGCTACCCAACACCCGCTACGACCGATTGGCATGGTGGGGCACCCGGCGATCGGCATGAGTGGCGAAAACGCGGCGGACAGTTGCGGCACTGGGTCACTCGACAGGTGTCGCCTGAGTTCTCTTCGCATATGATGGGGTTGCCCCCAGGATGGTTGGACGTGAAAAAGAGCTTTGACGACATACGCGCCAGCTCCTGGTTGCTGAAGGCAGCCGAGGGCAGAGCTGCGAAGGGCGCCAGCGAGGCCGCGGAGTCCGCCGGGGCGGCTCCGAAGTCAGACGGTAGCAAGCCCCCCAAGGGGTTCGTGGCGTTGAAAAACTCCCGAAAGGGTGGATACCGCAAGCGTATGGCTAACGGGGGCTACGTCTACTGGTACCCCGGCAAGGGCGGTGGGAAGGGCAAGGTCACGACCAAGAAACATAAATCCGACATCGGCACCAAGGACGTGCTGTTGTCGATCCTTGAAGCCGCGTTACCGCCCGACAAGCACCCGATGATCGTGAATCTCCGGGATCTACTCGAAGCGGGGGATGCAGACGAGCCGAAAGACGCACCTGAGAAAGAGCCCGCCGCTGGTGAGCCCGCCGCTGGTGAGCCCGCAGCTGGCGAGCCCGCCGAGCCGGAGATCCCCGCGGAGCTGAAGGGTCTGCATGAAGACACAGCGGCTGTCCGGGAGCGTGCGCAGACCGAGCTCACCCGGCACAAGCTAGAACAGGAGCGCGCGAGGCTCCAGGCGGTCACCGAGACGCTCACCGAGCTCGCACCGGGGATCTCGGAGACGGAACGGAACGCCATCCAGGACGCCATCGCGGATCGCTTCGGGGTGCCCACAGAATCCGCGCCCGCAGAACCCACAGAACCCGAGCCCACGCAAAAGGCGTTCGCCGCGCTTGTCGTGGATGTACTCACCAAGGCGGATAGGCCGCCGCCTGGGTACTCCCGTGCGCCGGGATCGAAGATCGGGAGCTACCGGCGGCGTGTAGGCAACGCTTGGGAATACTGGGATCCCCGGCACCAGGCGCGTAGTACCGTGGTGCCGAGTAAGGTGTTCGGCGCGATCCGCGAGGTGGCGAGCGCCCCCGAAGACCACGGCGTCTCCCCACAGCATGCGCAAGCTCTGGCACAGGTGGTGTCGCTGGTTACGTCGCTAGACTCGGGCACCGCCGCGAGCTTCGCCGTGGTAGAGACGCCAGGCGTGCTGGGACAAGCGCTTTCTTTGGCCGCGGGAGGCGTCAACCTGCTCTCGGCTTGCTTGCGCCTCGCTCGACAGGTGGCGGACTCACCAGATCGACAGCCCCAAGTGACGGCGTTTCTGAAGGCCACGATCGGCGTGGCGTATACAGCGGGGGCGCTGGGCGCGGCGGCGGCGATCTCAATCGTTGCTCCGGGTCACCCGATTGCGCGCCACGCACGCGAGTATTCGCAGGCCGTCACCGAGCTCGCAGAAGACGTGTCCAGGTTGGAGCGTGCTCACCGCCGCGTAGACTACATCGTGACGACGATGGGGGACGCCGACATGGGCGTATCTCTCGGGATCATCAGCGATGCTCTCATGAAGCTAAAACTGATGCGCCCACCGCCGCGGATCCCGCGCAACGTCGTGGAGGCGTCTCTCGGGATGCACCATGCGCTCCAGGGACTCCAAGATGTGATCCAGGGCCGCCCGCAGGGCTGGGCAGAGCTGGCCGCTGCTGCGGCGGCGAAGTCGTTTACTGACTTCATCGGTGAGATCTTGTGGAAGGCTCGGAGCACCAAGTATTGCCGGAGGGAGCCCACGGGGAACCCGAAACGACCCTGGCGGTACTACTACGGGGATGAGTGCGGTGTAGCGGCGGCGCGTGGGCTGAAGGCCGGTGACATCGTGGCGCTCGGTGAGCACAAGGTCGAGGTCGTCGAGGCAAAGGACGGCACGATCACGTTCAAAGCCGTAGACGGTGACGCGTTCTTTGGGCGTGATCCCGCGGTGTTCGCGGCGCACGAGGTCTCCGCGATGTTCGCCAAGCATTTTGGCGCGTCCTATCGGCGGTCGGCTGATCGGAGAGCTCGCCAGGCCGTCAACGCGGTGCTGCGTCATGTCCCGCCGCACTTGCTCGCCGATCTCACGGGGACGGACGCCGAGCGGCTAGAGCAGCTCAAGATCAGAGCTCCAGAGGTTCATAAGCGCTTACGAAAAGCGTTTGTACAGGCGGGCGTCGATCTGTCGCAGGCTCGCCAGGTCATCGTTGACACGCTGGCAACGGAGGGCTGGGACAGTGACGCGCGTGCTGCGCTCATTGGGAACCTGCTCACCAAGCGCGGGGCGTGGCTCGCGCACAACTACAGGCGCGCGATCAGCGCGGCGGGCAACTTGCGCACGTCGGGGGAGACGGTTTCAGCGACTCACGCGCAAGCGGCGATCGACATCATCAAGCCTGGTGGACCCGCGGACAACGTGGACAAGCTCACCGCCGCGGTGGACGCCGACGTAAAGAAGCTCCGCAAGACGCTCGCATCGCTCCGCGGATGGCAAGCTACCAACCCCACGCTCGGTGTCGCGGGAACAATCGAGGTGCTGACAGCTCTCGTGGACAATCCCAACATCGCGCAGCTGATGACCGTGGCGCGAGCTCTACCGGGCGCGCAGAACAAGACCACCGACGCCGTCCGCGGGATGGTGGAGTCTCTCCAGGCGGAGATCCCGCGTCCCCCATCCCGAGACGGTGCAGAGACTCAGGTCTACGTAGCAGGCCCGAACGGGCAACCTGTCGGGTTGCCAGGCCGGTACAAGCTAATGGAGGCAGGCGAGGCGATCCCGAGCCACAAGTCCGATTCGTTCGCGCCGCACCCAGACTATCCCGAGGGACTGCAAGAGCGGGCGTATCATCGGGACAAGTCGGAGCAGATGAAAGTAATGCGCAACGCGCAGCGCATGAAACCGGGTTTTCTGGTAAACACGAACCCCGATGCCTTGAACGGCCCGCCGATTATGATGGAGAACGGCGTGGTCTTAGGCGGCAATAGCCGCACGATGTCCATGCAGCGGGCGTACGCGGAGCACCCTGACAAAGCCAAAGAGTACCGCGAGTACCTGGAGACCAACATGCACCAGGCGGGTTTCAGCGCCGCCGACCTCGAAGGGATGGAGCATCCGATCCTCGTGCGCGTGGTCGATACAGAGGGCCACGATGTCAACCTACTCGTGCGCCAAATGAATGAGTCGTTTATCCAGCAAATGGACCCGCGCACGATGCAGGTTGCGATGGGGCGTCGGTTGACAACTGAGAATCTCACCGAGCTCGCGGGCACGATGGACCCTGACGAGACGCTACGTGCCTACCTGGACACGTCCAGAGCCAAGGGGTTCATCGCTACGCTGGGCAAAGCTGGCGTGATCGATGACCGCAACCGGTCCCAGTACCTCAAGAAAAACGGGAAGCTCAACGAGGATGGCAAGCAGCTCGTCGAGCGTATTCTCGTGGGGCACCTGATCCCCGACCCGGATCTTTTGAGCAACACCAACGCTCGGATGCTCGGCGCTATCGCCCGCGTGGTGCCGTATCTGGTGCAGGCTGAAGGTAGCTCGAAGCAGTACAACATCCGTGGAGCTCTCCGAGACGCACTGGATGGACATATCCGCATGCACGATATGGGTTTTCATCCGAAACAGGGCGCTACCGAGTCCGAGCGAGCTACATCGGTCAAGGATACCCGAGCGCAGATGACCGATCTTTTCACCGGAGATCACCCCGTGCTGGCTGATGAACGCACCGGGATGTTGTTCGATGTCATGGTCCGCCACGGCGGACCCGTGCGTTTGGCGAAAGTTTTTCGCGAGTACGCGGTGCAAGCCGCTGCGAACCCCGAGGGTCAACTGGCGTTGATCGGGGATGTCCCCGAGCCCGAGGACATTTTGCGCAACGCTATCGCGACGCTCGATAACAAGGAAGCGCGCGAGGAAGCTCGCGCTGCACGGACCAAAGCGGCGGTCGGCGGTGGGGGACTGTTTAGATCGTTCGCGGTAGCTAAGGCTAGACTGGAGGGTCTCCGATGAAGGTTGAGGTCCATGAGTCGTACCTCGGTGAGTTTGATCTGGGTCCACGAGAGATCGAGGCCAAGTTGTCGCGAGCCCTTGCGGCGACGCTCACCGAGCTCACCAAAGCAGACACCTACCAGAGCCACACGTTCGAGCCGAAAGTCGGCGACAGCATCAAGAACGTCAACCCGAAGTGCAAGCACTTCAAATCCGAGGGCGTGGTTACCGCGGTCAAGTCGCTATCCGGCGGGAAGGGGACGACGGTTGCGTATCGAACGACCAACGATGGACCGACCTGGAAATCTGGCGACATCCTCGAAAAGACCCTTGACCAGCTCGCGCCACGCGCGGACAAGCTCCGCAAAGCTCATGGAGGCGGTGAGGTCGACGTGCTCGAAGACCTCACCCAGCATGTCGCGGAGCTCTACAGGCAACGTGTGACGCAGCTGCAACAAGCCATCACCGAGGTAATCCGTGAAAGCTGACGTGCTGATGACGCAGATCTCCCGGCTGATTCAAGATCACCACGACGCGTTCCGTGTGCAGCTGCTTGGTGGGCAAGCAGGGATCACGCCTGGACGGATTCGACAGCTCATCGACAACGGTACGATCACCACTGAGCAGCTCGATGGGTTCCGCGTTCCCGGACTCGACAACAACGTGGATTACTACGAATACGTTCACATGGTGTCGCGGGTGTTCGATGACACGCCCCCCGAGCTCCGGCACGAGCTGCGGCGATGGACGCCAGAGCAGTGGGGCGCAGCCATCGACACCAAGTACGAACAGGTCTGGCAAGCCCCGCGCCCCGAGCCTGTAGGGGGCGAGGTCGTCTTTGAGCGACCTGGCGTAGAGCTTGAAACCGCCGTGACGACACCGACCGCCCCCGAGTACCTCGCGCAGAACGAAGCCTTCGCGTATGAGGCCGCGATCGAGCGCGCAGGCGTGTACGCGAAGAGGCTTGGGGAGACGATGGAGGAGGAGCTCGGGCAGTTTGTCGCGGACGCCATCGCGGATCACGATGATCCCGAGGTGCTGTCGCTGGAGATCATGCGTCGGACGGATGACTGGGAGCACAACTGGGAACGCGTCGCCAGGACCGAGATCCAAGGCGCGTACAACGAGGGCCGCGTGATGTCGGCGATCAACAACTACGGCACCGAGGCCCAGATCGCCAAGGTCACAGAAACCGGCGCGTGTAGCGCCTGCCGCTCGCTGTATCGTGACGGTGAGAACAACCCCAAGGTGTTCACCGTGGCCGCGCTCCTGGCGAACGGGAGCAACGTGGGCCGCTCACGCGCAAGCTGGGTACCGACGATATGGCCCGCGCACCCCAACTGCCGATGTGACACCATGGTGGTGCCGCCTGGTCTGGTCGTAGGAAGCTATGGCGAGCTCCGGCTCCCCGAGGAGATGACATGATCGATACCTTTGCCGTATGGACCCCGTTCGAGGTGGGGCTCGCGAAGTCAAACCCCAACCCCAACGGCGGAGACGCCGAACCGCTCACTGCCAGGATCGGCGGGATCATCTCGATGGAAACAAAGGACCAGCAAGGCGAGACGCTCCTACAGGACGGTCTCGACTGGAGTTACTTCTTAGAAAAAGGGTGGTTCAACTACGAACATCGCGCCGGACCTGACAACGTGCTCGGACATCCCGAGACCGTGACGTCTGTCCGCCACGGGGGCAAACCCGCTACGCGCGTTGAGGGGGTCTTGTACCTGGCGAAAGCCAAAGCGCGTGACATCTATGAGACGGCGCAAGCCATGCAAAAAGCAGGTACTAGCAGGCGTCTCGGGTTCAGCGTTGAGGGACAGGTGGTGCAGCGCGACGGCATGGACTCGAAGCGGATCAAAAAGGCGCGGGTGCTGAACGTGGCTTTGACCGCGCACCCCGTACATCCTGACGCGCGGCTTGAGGTCTTGGTGCGCAGTCTAATGGGTGCAGGTGGCGTGGGATACCAGTCCCCGGCGGTGCCAAGTGGAGATCCGGGTGCGGTGCTGTCACCGCTGATACCTCAATCCATTGAGCCCGTGGGTTCGCTGGCAGGGTATGCTGCCACAGCGTTCCGCCGTGAGCGGATGTCGCTTGAAGAATTAGCGCTTCTGCTAACCACCACATTCCCGCATGTGAACATGGCACAAGCGATTTCAATCGCCGTCGAGATCCAGCGGGCTGTCCGATAAGGAGCAAGAAATGAACCTCTTTGAACGCCTCCGTGCCGCTGGAATCAGCGCGTCCGAAGCGACGGACATCGTCCAAGAGCATGCGGATGTCGCCACTGGTGATATCGACGTAGATCGACTTACCAAAGCCATGGAAGGCGTCGCGTCTTCGTTTGGTGAAGCCGCGCCCCCGAGCGCGGTAGACGCCGCGGTTCAAGAGGCCAGCGACATCGTGGACGCTGTGACGAAGGGCGCGGATGCGCTCCTGGTGGAGCAGCGTAGCCAGTACGAAGCTCTCGCGAAGGGCATGTTGGCGCTCGCCGACGAGGTCCGCGACCTCCGTAGCACGATGCGCTCCGGCACTGCCGAGCTGCAAAAGTCGCTCACGGCAGTCGCCGATGAACCTGTTGCACGCCGCTCGATCTCAGCGGGGTACATCCCGGCTCCTGGCGAGATGGACACTACGGACGACGGGCTTGGCTATAACGAGCTCCTGAACAAAGCGATCAACGAGCTGAAGTCCACAGAGAACCGCGACCGTGCTGTCGAACTCCGCAAAGCGGTGGCGATGCTCGAATCCGGGTTTTCCGTCACCCACGTATCCGCACAGTTCGGCATCAACTAGGAGTCCCTGAAAATGAGACAGCTACCCCAGCTTAATGACATGGTCTCCGTAGGGGACCTCACCAGACTCAACCAGGCGCTGCGCAAAGCTGCCGTGGGCTACCAGACTAGCGCTGTGCCTTCGGGAGATAGCCTCTCGCCACTGGTTCCGCAGTCGATTGAAGGCACGCTTACGAGCGCTACTTTCACGATGAAAGAGCTCGCGCTCTGGCCCGCGATTCCGAAGACGAGTGTGACGAATACCGTCCATGAGTACAACGTGATCAAGAGCCACGGCTTGGACCTCGACCCCTTCATTTCTGAGGGCGGCGCGGGCGTGTTGAACCTCTCGGAATACAGCCGAGAGTTTTTGAAAATCAAGTTCATGGCAGAGCGCAGGTCCGTTACCGACGTCGCTACGCTCGTGAACATTCTCGGCTCGAACCCCAGCGCCATCGCTGAAGAGACCGAGCGCGGCACCTTGTCGCTCATGCAAAAGGTCGAGTATCAGCTTTGGCATGGCAACGAGGACATGAACTCGCTAGGGTTCGACGGTATCTTCAAGCAGATCGAGGATGCTGCCGGCGACAACATCACCGACCTTGCGGGTGAGGAGCTCACTCCCGATGCTCTCCAGGACATCCTCGCGCAGACCACCGCCGCTCCAAACTTCGGGCGACCGGACTGCATCTATGTCGAGCCTCGCGTGTACAGCTCGCTGATCCAACAGACCGTGAACTACGGTCGTCATGATCAAATGAGCTCGTCGAACGGTACTCTGACCTTTGGCGTATCCCAGCTGGCCATCAACAGCCCGCTTGGACCCGTCCCGGTCAAGTCCGCACCGTTCTTGTACACCTCGAACAAGGCTCCGGCAGCGAGCTCCGGCCATAGTGTCACGGCTGCGGTAATCTCGGCAGGTCCTGCGATGGCTGGCACGGGCGGCTTCGCCAGTGCAGACATTGGGACCTACTACTACAAGATCGTTCCCGTGGTCAACGAGAAGGGCTATGGCGCTGCGGTCACGTCTGGCGCGGCAGCGGTTGCTACCGCGGGCCATAAAGTGACTATCACCATGTCTGACGTGACAGAGCACTCCTACTACCGGGTCTACCGCTCGGAGAAGGACGCCGCGGATGCGTCGAACTGTACCTGGATCATGGACGTTAAGAAGACCGCCAGTGCTGTTACGCTCATCGTGGATGACAACTCGGCGCGGACCAAGACCTCCAAGGTTCTGATCGCGCAGCACGATCCCGGTGTGTTTCAGTTTGTCAGGATGTTGGACTTCCTGCGGCGTCCGCTCGCCGAGGTCGACACCCAACGCCCATTCTTGTTGATGCTTTTCGGCTCACCCGTCGTTAAGGTGCCTTCCAAGCTGGCGATGCTCAAAAATGTAGGTAGCTAAACGCGGGGGATCGATATCAAATGGGCATACGACACATTACGCTCAGGGGCTCTAAGCTGCACGCTGATGATCTCGTCTTTGCTGTGGATGATCATGGGCGCTTGGTGCCTGACCCTTCCCCAGAGCTCGCGGGCCGCTTGATGCAGCTCGCGAACTTCGAGGCGGTCGCGGATCCCCCCGCACCCGTCGCGAAACCGAAACCCGCACCCCGCACCACCAAGAAGAGGCGTGCGAAAAAGACTGAGGAGTCCTGATGGCTATCATCCCAAAGAAGACCGCGACACGGTTTGACGCCGCGAATCCGCCAAAGGGGCTCAACCTGGCGCAAGAGATTCGCACTGCGGTGCAGGGTAACGGGACGTCCCAGGCAAAGATGACCGGCGGACAGGTCACGATCGCCGACGGGGCGACCACCGCCACGGTCACCGGTCTGGACGCGTTCGATGATGGTTTGGTCTTTCTGACCCCCGCGCAGACCGATACGTATGCGTCGGTCCACTGGTCTGGCGCCGTGGCGAGCGGTACGCTGACGGTAACGGTCGATACGGACCCCGGAAACGCGGCGGGCTTGAAGCTGAACTATATGTTGCTGACACAGGCTACCTTGACCTGAGCCTGCCTCGGGAGGAGCCGTGGCCGACATCTACGATGCGTTGACACCTACCTGGCTGAAAAGTACATTTTTGCTGGGTATCGACCTCACGCTCGACGATGGCACGGCCTACCCCGATGTCATCTATGAGCAGTCGCTCAGGGCCGCGGTGGCGTACCTGGAGCACGAGATCGGGATCGTCATCGACAAGCGGGTGATTGTCCGTGAGCGCCACGACGCGCTCGACATCAACCGGGGATCGTGGTGGGGCTTCAGGCTCGATCAGCGCCCCGTGCTGTCGTTCGAAAAGTGGCAGCTCCAGTTCGGATCATTCAACCCTGTAGATATGCCGGTGGGTTGGCTCCAGCTGCTCTCAGCGATTGGTGGGCAAGTCCATTTGATCCCGACCCAGGAGCAGCTAGGATCTTTCTTGTATTCCGCGGGGGTGCCGCTGCTCATGGGCGGCTTCATGCACCCCTACCATTATCTGCCTGGGTATTTCGGTTTCGACTACACTGCCGGGTTCGACATGCGGGACGGGACGGCCACGATCCCCAGTGGTCAGACAGAGGTGACGGTTACGCTGGCGTCCGACATCGCCGAGCCGTACCAGGCGTCGAGCTTGTCGGGCGCGAGCGCGCTCGGGGTGCTGTCGCTCAAGGTGGTCTCTCCTAGCTCTTTTACGATTACGTCTACCGTAGCCGCCAGCGGGGATCAGGTCGTGACATGGTCTGCCACGACCGTGCCGTCCGACATCATGCACTGCCTCGGGCTCAAGGCGTCGCTGCTACCCATCGACATCGCGGGTGACCTGATTAGCGGGGCAGGGGTCGCCAACTTCAGTATCGGCGCGGACGGGATCCATCAATCCCTGGGCACAACTTCCTCAGCAACAAATTCGGGCTACGGTAGCCGCCGAAAATCGTATGAGCGGGAGCTCAAAAGCCTATTACCGGCACTTCGCGCAAAGTACAAGACCATGAACTTTGGCGTGATCTGATGGACTTTGCCTCCCGCCAACCGGACAAGCTCCGTCCCCGGATAGACTTCCGCCCCGAGGACTTTCGCAAGCTGCTGTTCATGCGCGGGATGGATCTGGTCTGGGAGCAAGGCCAGCTCTGTCCCTGTCGGCGGCAAGCGGTTGACTATGTAGGTACGCGGATGGGTCAGGCGGACGCGCTCGGCGTACAGGGGGAGAGCTCGGAGTCCCGGCCTGACTGCGACTTGTGCGAGGGCTCTGGGTACTTTTGGCACTCTAGCCAGACGATCAAGGCTCTTGTCACGAGAGCTTCCAGCACACCCGAAGCATATACCGCCTGGGGTGAGCGAGCTCGCGCTATGGTGTTCCTGACGCTGCTCCCCGAGCATGTGCCGACCTTTCTGGACCGCTACACCATGGCCGACTCGGTGATCACGTTCCGGGAGAGCCGGTTGCGTACGGCGAGCGCGGTGGAAGCACTGCGGTATCCCATCGTGACGAGATCTCTCGACCTGGCGGCGGGACAGACCGCCGTCAACGTCTTGCATCTCCAGGCGGCGAACAGCTCGGGCGTCGCGAGCTCGGGATTGACAAAGGTGCAGGGTACGGACTTCGCGGTAACCGATGGCAAGATCGATTGGACGCTCGGCGTGGCGGCGGGAACCGCTCCGGTGGAGGGAGATCGCTACTCGGTCGCGTACTACGCATCTCCCCGGTACGTGGTGACAGACCATCCTCACGCCTACCGCGACACGTTTGGCCAGGTGAAGGTGATTTCCCCAACCTTTACACCGCTCCCCGTGCAGTGTTCCGCGGTTCTCGATTTCCTGGGTGACTTATGACGCCCGCAGAGCTCTACGCCGCCGTAGGTATGGACCGTGCGGGCCGAGGCAGACGCATGCAGCGTATGGGTGACGCCATCGTCGCCGAGTGGGCAGCGCAAGCGCGCCAACATGGCGACATGAAGGGCTCTATCTCCACCTACGTCAAGGCGATCACGATCCAAAAAGTGACCGAGGACACGGTGGTGGTGGAGCTCCCTGGACGCAAGTCGCGAGGCAAGCGCGCACTGCGGGCTCGAATGTTGGAGTTCGGGCTGGGGCCGAGCGGTGTAGGGTCGGAAGGGCCGTTTGACGTGCGCAGGTGGCTCCTCACTCGTCAGAGCCCTACTGCTCGTGGTGAGATCAAGCAGGGGGCTGCCGGTCCGTATCGAAACGTGCCGTTCAAGCTGACATCGTCCGCGATCAAGCAGCTCGGTGGACAGAGCGCACTCGACAAAGCCAGGGGGCTCGCACCCACGCGGGTACGCGGGGGCTCCTGGAGTGGTCCGTCGCTCGCCCGTGGCTACACCGAGATCGTCAACAACCCGAACACCAGGATCCCCCACAAGACGGACAGGCTCCACGGGGTTCGCCGCATGGTAGGCAAGAGCGGTGGCACCTCGCGCTTCATCACATTCCGCCGAGCCTCGTGGGCTGGCGAGCCCTGGATGCACCGCGGCGTGCGAGCTCGCTACATCGCGAAGCGCGTGACAGAGCGGCTCCCGCAGATCTGGAAAAGGGTGGCATAATGGCGGCACTCTTCGATCTCCACATGCTTATCGCGCTTCAAAACGGCTGGCTGCGTATGACGGGGGCGACATCGACGACGGACAAAGGCAAAACCAACTTCCGCAACTGCTTTCCGATGGTCGAGACAGCGGTGATTGACAGCTGGTTCACAGAGCTCACGTCTACCACCAAGCCAGTACGGTTCCGGTCGTTCGGCTCGCCAGGTCAAGACGGGTTCCCGCTGGTCATCGTGAAGCTCGAATCCGAGACCCCACACACTGAGGTACTCGGGGATGTCCTGACGCCGTTTCTGGAGGGGACACCGGTAAAAGCGCGCGGTCGGTATCTCCTGGGGAACGTCGTCGCCCAAGAGGTGGATGTCTACGTGGCGACGCAGAGCCACGAGCTTACCCGAGCGCTGTACACATGCGTGCGGGCGCTGATTCACCGGATCGTCCCGACGCTACTCGAAGCAGGGTATGTCGACGTGCGGTTCCTGAGTGCCGCGGAGATCCTGCCTGACGAGCGGCTGCTCTCGGAAGACGCGGGTATCTTCACCCGCCACATGCGCTGGCAAGCCCTTGCGGCAATAGAGACGTATCCGCTCGAAGACGGTACGGCTGTCGTGGACAGCGGGACACCGTGGTATGTGAATATCGAAGATCTTACCGGCGGCGAAGTGTCCGCGATAGAATGACCCCAGGAGATACCCATGCCCAGTAGCGTCACACTCGACGGATCTCGGATCTACCGCCCTGGTGTCTATGGCATCATTGATGCCAGCTCGCTCGGGGGGTCCGGGATCTCCACAGGCAACCTCGCGGTGGTCGGCCCGTTCCCTACAATCGAGCAAAACACACCGTTGACGTTCACGTCGGCGCGAGCGGTTCGGGATTTCGATCCCGAAGACCTCACCCTCCAGCTGATCGCACGGTTGGCGTTTGCGCCGTCTACGGACTCGCGCGTGCCGGGTGGAGCGGGATCGCTCACCATCGTCAACAGCCAGACCACCGCGCAAGCGGGTCTTACGCTTCCCGATGACACCTCAGCGGGGTCGCTGGTGTTGGAGTCCAAGCTCTGGGGGACCAAGGGTAACCGCACGTACGGGAGGATCTCGGTCAACGCTGCCTCAGCGACGGCGGTGGACATCCTGATCACCCGTGGGACTACGTCCGAGAGCTTCGAGGCGCTGGAGTCCGGTCCTGTCGCGGACTTCTACCACGCCGGTACGCAGCTGTCCGAGGTGAAGTTCACGGTTAGCCCCACGCAGCTCCTCTGGAAGTGGCGCAAGGATCATGTGTTCACGGCTCCCGGTGGAGCACAGAGTACCGCGTACTCGGCGCTCACCGAGACGGTCATCCAGAACGGTGAGACGATCCTTATCGAGTCTTTCAACGGCACGGGCGGCGGAGTCTTCGCGTCCGGCAAGACGCTCACCGTGACCGTGGTGGGGCTGGACGCCGCCGGAGCTGCGCAGACGGTCGTGACTACGATCACCTACGCCGAGTTTAACGGCGGCACGACCTCCAAGACGCCCACCGAGACGTGGTCTAAGATCACGGAGATCACCTATGCACATGATGACGACGCGTTCGACGGCTCGGCACAGGTCACGGCGGCGGCGTACGATCTCGACCTTACGACGGATTTTGACTACATCGGACAGGTGACCGCGCTTATCGCGAACAACGCATCCAAGGGGTGGAAAGCCGACGCGCTGCACCCGCGGATCAACAAGATCCCCGCCAACCAGATCGACGCCGCGAGCGCGATCAACACGCAGAACGGGACGGGGGGCTCAACCAACAAGCACACCGCACGAGCGGACCTCTGGTACATCGTTGATGCGATGGCATCGTCGAGCCTGGTGACCGCCACGCGGCATGCCAACGCCACTACACGCCCTGGACCGGCGAGTCTGGTAAGCTTTTCGTCGGACGCCTATTTCGTCGGCGGCTCGGTGGGCGTGACAGGAGACGCGGACTACGACGACGCGCTCCAGGTGATCGAGAACAGCGACGTCCAGATCGTCATACCGATGAGCGAGAATCTTACGGTCCATAAGAAACTGATCACCCATTGTGTCACGTCCGCGCTCGCGGGCTACGAACGCAACGCGTACGTGGGGATCCCGAAGTCGCAGACTTTGGCGGCTGCGTTCGCGGACTACACCTCGAAGCTGAACTCTCGCCATGTGGCTGCGTTCGGTCAAGAGATCCAAGTCGAGAACGCCTCGGGTGAGCTCGAATATGTCGATCCCCTTTACGGCGCGATCATGCTCGCGGGGATGCAGGCGGGGACGTCGGTAGCTACGCCGTTGACCTGGAAGCGCCCATCGGTCTACGCGACTCGCGAGAGCTGGGACCGCAACCGCGACGCCAACGAGGCAATCAGCAAGGGGCTGATCAACCTGTCGAGCGATACCCTTGGGATCCGCGTTGAGCGGTCTGTCACCACGCACCTCGAAGAC